AGATCGCATTCCAGCGTAAAATATCAGATCGTGGAATGACTGTAGTAGGTCTTGGTTCAAAAGCTGAAATTCAAGGTCGTGTACTTGTTCCACGCGCTGTACAAACTGGCGAGGTCGATTGGGGTCTTGCTTCTCGCTACTCTCGCGGTTAGGAACTAATATGCGCAAGCATAACACAACAAAAGGCGTAATGCCTATCGTACTTTTTATTATCGTAGCAACATCAACGGGAGCGTTTGCGGCGGATAAGCCTACAACGTTTGCAACAGTAGACGCCGGAATTAAAGCGTTAAAGGTTGCGCCAGACGTTCGTGAAGGATACGCGCGCTCACAATTTAAGCACTGGTCAGATCTCGATAAGAACGGTTGCAGCACACGCAACGACGTGATTATTCAGGAAGCTCTTGTTAAGCCTAAGGTTGATAAGGGTTGCAAGATCGTAAAGGATACAGGCAAGTGGTACTCTGCATATGACGGATTAACAGTTACAAATTTTTCTGGACTAGACGTTGACCACATGGTTCCTCTAGCCGAGGCTTGGGATTCAGGCGCTAAGGCGTGGGATAAGAATAAGCGCGAGGTATACGCAAATGACATGGGAGACGTTAACGCGTTGATTGCTGTCACCGCAGCGACTAATCGCTCTAAGTCAGATCAGGATCCAGCCGACTGGCTTCCTGCAAAGGACGTTTGCACATACATTAAGAATTGGGTTCACGTAAAACTACGTTGGTCACTTACAGTTGACGACAGAGAGCTCAAGGCAATTAAGGACGCAAACGCAAAATGCCCTAAGGCAAAAATTTCAGTTATAATCGTCAAATAAGAAACTAGCAGAGAGGTAAAAACTATGTGCGCAACATGCGGATGTAAGAAGTCAAAGCCAAAGCCGTCAAAGCCTAAGGGAGGCAGATAAAAATGGCAGCAGCCCAAGGAACAGCCGCGCGACTTATTGAGGTTGCGCTTGCTGAGGTAGGAACCGTTGAGGGTCCTAAGGATAACGAAACAAAGTACGGCGCGTTCACAAAGGCAAACTTCTTGCCATGGTGTGGATCATACGTAATGTGGTGTGCAAACCAAGCTGGAGTTAAGGTGCCTAACACCGTTTCAACAGTTGCAGGCGCAGATGCTTTTAAGAAGCAAAAGCGTTGGTATGACAACGACGGAGTCAACACTCCACAACCGGGCGACATCGTTTACTTTGACTTTCCAGGCGACGGCGTTAACCGCATCTCGCACGTAGGAATTGTCGTAAAGGATAACAAGGACGGCACAATGATTTGCCTAGAGGGAAACACATCGGGCAACGCTAAAGGTGACCAGCGCAACGGCGGAGAAACCTGCAAGAAGGAGCGCGCGTACCTAAAGAACAACAAGAAGAAACTTGTTGTTGGTGTCGTCGGTTGGGGTCGTCCTGACTACGCGGGATCTGCTGCTAGCCCAGTCGCTCCTAAGGTAGTAAAGGAAAAGGATACAACTGGCAAGGTTTATCCTGGCGAGACAATCGACCCAGGTGAGTCTGGCATTCACGTTAAGACTGTTCAGGCAGCTCTTGAGATCAAGCCAGCCGACGGTCAATTCGGTCCAGTCACAAAGAAGGCTGTCATGGCCCACCAAAAGGCTAAGAAGCTACCTGTAACTGGTATCGTTGATGCAAAAACTTGGAAATCTATCACAGGATTGCCGATAAAGTAACGCAAAAAGTAGCAAACAGGTATACAGTATTACTAGTTTTTGACGTCCCGGGAGAGAACGTCTAAAACACAAGAGCCGGATAGCGCGAGTAATCGCGCGTCCGGCTCTATCTTTTTTAAGCTTAAGAAATCTCTATCCAAGAAAGAGTTTCTTCGTCCCACATGTAAGGGCCTCCTGAAGAAGGAAGTTCAACAGGTGCATGCCAATGATTATTTTCTGTATCATAAGTCCATGATGGGTACGGCTGCTGAGGTGTAAACGTGCCTAAGGCTTCGTCGTAGATGTCTCCCCAGTTTGCTTTTGGTGTTCCGTCTATGTTTGTCACTTCAACAAACGTTGGTTCACTTAGTAATATGGCAGCAAACCTATCGTCTACAGCCATCATCTGGACCACTTCATTATCGATGATTACTGCAATATGGTTAGGTCTACTTAATTGAATTTGAACATCATCTGTCATTATTTTCCTCCTTAAAAGGCACTCGTTCTTGCGACCATTTTCCTACTGGACATTCTGCATGTGGTATTTTTGCTTTAACGTTCATTAGACAGCCACACTTTTTACACTGATTTATTCCTTTTATTAAATGCTCACATCCTAAACACAAGTCAAGACGTGTCTTGTAGACTTCATCATTGACTTTTTCAAAGTGCTTATTGAAAATATCCCAGGGGCGTGCCTTTTTTTGTTGCTCTTCCATACGTTGCTCCCTAACCAATACTTGCTGCGTATGAGGATGTTGTTACGCAGTTAGTCCCAGTTAGCGTACCGCCTGAAGGGCAAGTGTAGGACTCGCTGACAAACGATCCTCCACCTTGAAATCCTTCGTTGCGATTGCCGCCAAACAGACAACCAACAATATAATAGCAACCAGCGCCTGAGGTAAGCCCAGTGCAGTTTCCATTTGTAATACCACATGCGCTGTTTGAAGAGCAGTAGCTTGCTCCAGGTCCACAAGCAAAATACCCGGCATTGTAAGTAGCTGCGTAAGAAGAAGATGTAACGCAGTTACTTCCGCTTAACGTGCCGCCTGAAGGGCACAGATATTGAGATGCTGCAATTGAAGAAGAATTAGCACTTGGTGCAGAAGAGCCAGTAGCGTTAGACGCAATAACAGTAAAAGTGTAAGAAGCACCTGGAGTAAGCCCTGTCACAACGAGCGGTGATGACGAGCCAGTCGCGGTGAATCCACCTGGGCTTGATGTTGCGGTAAATGATGTTGCTGAAGGCCCACTATTTGCAGGTGTAAATGCTACAGAAACTTGACCGACATTTGCGCCTTTTGATACAGAGTTAATAGTTGCAATAAGAGGCTGTAAGAACGATCTAATTAACTGTGACCCTTGAGACCCTAAGATTGGCATAGGCCTATTTTATATTACTTTGATTCTTCTGATTTTTGGTCTAGCACATACTTAATACTAGAAGCGGACCATTTTCCGCCGTAGGCAGTAGGAATACCTTCAACGTCGAGCATCCGCGCTATTACACGAAGAGAAAGACCTTTTTCTCTTTCTGTAATGATACGACTACGAATCTCATCTGAGATCAACTGCTTGGGTCCTAGGTCTACTCCCCATACCTGCCCACTGTCTCGTCTGTGTTTATGTACGTCCTTCTGGCGCTCTGCTATGATGCCACGTTCCATCTCCGCAAGTGCAGACATGATGGTTGTAACAAACCTGCCTTGATAAGTTGATGTGTCAAGGTTGAGATCAAGTAGTACTAAGCGCCAGTTGTTCTTAGCCGCGCGGTCTACGATTGACAAGAAGTCGGTAGTAGATCTTGCAAGTCTGTCAATGCGAGTAACAATCAAAGCCTGTGCAGTTCCGTTATCGAGCCTAGTTAGCGCATCTCGTAGGACGGGTCTTCCTGTAATTGACTTACCGCTACGGCCTTCTTCAAGTAGTACCTCTACGCTTGAGAAGCCTGCAAACTCCGCTGCGTTGCGTAAAGTCTTCTCCTGAGCTTCCATACTCATGCCATCATTAACCTGCATCTGTGTGCTGACTCGGGCATACAAAAGGGCATGTTCTACCTGCTTTTCAGGCTGTACATTCTTTGTCAAAAACAGTACCTTCTATCGCTAATGTACAATATTTCAATACCTACAACTATACAAAGACATTGTACACCCTTAAGGTCAAGGATGTACGGATTTTAACAGGGTTTAAGCGGTTTGGCAGGGCTTAAAGAATAAAAAATAGCTACTGCTGAAAGTCTGGAGGAACAAGCTCGTCTAGCTTCTCCCACATAGCTTTTAGGTCTAGACTGTTTAATTGCTCACGTTGAGTTTCGGCGTCCCGTATAGTCTGTAGATTAAGTCTTTCCATATGTACCCCGTACTTTACCATAGCATAAGACTTCTTAGTAGGACTTCTTGGTGCCTTGGCAAGAAGTAAAATAATTTAAGATTCAACTACCCAAAAGCTATCACCGCAGGTTATTTGAGATACTATTAGACAATGGATTATCCTGACCCAGACTTTAGTAAAGATGACGACGTACTTATGCAGTAC